CTCGAAGAGCACATCGAGGCTCCGGCCGAGTCACCTTTTTTCAAGCAGAAGACGGCATACGCGATTACGTACGGTGACTGGGGTTCAGACGTGTGCTCTTCCGATCTAAAGGGAATTCTTCTACTTGATAACGCATTTTGAGGATTTTATGGAGATGACATGATTTATCAAGTAGAAGAATTCCCTTTTGCTATCATAGGGGAATCTGAATGCCAACCGCGACACCGGCGAAACCTGGGTGGAAGGCAGAAGTTGAAATACAAGAATCTGGTTTGCGCGTTTGATATCGAGACAACATATATTGAGGAGATCAATCAATCAGTAATGTATATATGGCAATTTCAGATAGAAGATTATACAATTATCGGCCGAACATGGAATGATTTCAAATTTTTCATTCAGAAACTGTCATTTCAGTTAGATGAAGATGAACGTTTAGTTACCTACGTTCACAATCTGTCTTATGAGTTCCAATTTTTGGCGGGTGTATTTCATTTTGCTCCGAATCAGGTGTTTGCAATTGATTCCCGTCGTGTCTGCAAGGCAGACCTGGAAAACGTGCTGGAATTGCGTTGTTCGTATATTCAAACAAATATGTCACTGGATGCATTTACGCATAAAATGGGGGTAGTTGATATGAAAAAACGCGGTTTTAATTATAATAAGAGAAGATGGTACTACACAGAACTGACAGAGGACGAGTTCCTGTATTGCATAAACGATGTTCGCGGTTTAGTACAGGCGATGAAAATTCAGATGGAGCGTGACGGAGATGATTTATATACAGTTCCGTTAACAAATACAGGTTACGTGCGACGTGATGTGAAAAGGGCAATGAAGTCAGTCGGATATACACGAATACAGAAAATGCTACCGGATTATGACACGTATTATTTATTGCGTCAGGCGTTTCGAGGAGGGAATACACATGCAAACCGGTATTTTGCTGATGTCATGCTATATGGCGTAAAATCAGCGGATCGGTCAAGTAGCTATCCCGAGGTAGAATGCAATCATCCATTTCCAGGCACACCTTTTAAATTTGTGGACAGGGCGACAATTGGTGATCTGTTGCACTGGAAAAAAGATTTGGGCCGGGCGTTTCTTTGTCAGGTAAAAATGTTTCACGTGAAACTAAGAAATGAGGAGTGGGGCTGCCCATATTTGGCTAAATCAAAATGTCGGAATATTGATCGCAGCGCAATTTATGACAATGGACGTATTTTGGAAGCTGAATCATTAGAAACGACATTGACAGATATTGATCTGGAAATTGTGATGGAAGAGTATAGCGCAGATTATGAAATAATAACCGCATGTCATTCTCGTTACTGTATGTTACCGGAACCGCTAATTAAAACAATATGTGATTATTATGCAAAGAAAACAATATTAAAAGAAAATGATGAGGAGGATCCTACAGGATATTTTTACATGAAATCAAAAAATAAATTAAATAGCGTTTATGGTATGACAGCACAGGATCCTGTCATTGAATCTATTATTTTTCAAGACGGCGATTTTAAAACAGACGACAGTAAGAATGTGAAAGAATTGTTAGCTGCTAGTTATCATAGGTCATTTATCCCGTATCAATGGGGGGTTTGGTGTACAGCTTGGGCGCGATGGGAACTAGAGCAGGGATTGAAACTAGCGCATGGAAAAGATATATATTTCATATATGCGGATACAGATTCTATTAAATATCTAGGGGATATTGATTGGACAGCATATAATACAGCGAAAATTGCTGCAAGCAAAAAATCAGGAGCATTTGCAACTGATAAAAAAGGTGTTACACATTACATGGGCGTTTTTGAACAGGAGAAGCAATATTGCAGGTTTAAAACATTCGGTGCAAAAAAATATGCATACACGCACTGGGATGAAAATGACGAAGAAACGCCGGTGGAAATTACGATAGCGGGTGTTCCGAAAAAACAAGGGGCATGGGAATTGCGAGCGGCGGGAGGTATTGATGCATTTAACATTCCGTTTTTGTTTCATGCGGGGAAACTGGAGTCTGTATATAATGACGACGTGAACATGATTTATAAAAATGAGGATGGAGTAGATATCAAAATAACACGCAATGTCGCACTGCGACCGACCACTTATAATTTGGGCGTTGCAACTGATTATATGTGGGTTTTAGAAGATGCGAAAGTTTTCAGAAAAAGCATGAAGCTATTGACATATTAGCAATTCTATGTTAATATAGATATACAACAATAAACAAAACAAAGACAACAAACAAGAAAAGGGGAACAATCATGGAAATTATCAAAAAATCAAGCGACGAACTGACAATGAAACAGTTGTATGATCTGACAAAATCACCGGAAATCCAGAGAGTTTCAGACAATGAGGGAGCGCTTGTACAGGTTGACGCTTGGGCGCTGTATAACGACACGGACAAGGACGGAAATACACGAGAGATTTTATCCATTTTGGATAATGAGGTAGGAGCCGTGGCAACTAACAGTGTAACATTCATCCGTGATTTTATGGAAATTGCCGAGATGTGCACGGTTTGTGGTGTAAAATTGCAGCATATTAAAATCAGTTCAGGAACGAGTAAGGCAGGTAGAACATTTTATACATGTGTATACATTGATTAATGTTTCACGTGAAACACTGAAGGGAGGAGGGGAGCCGTTACAGCTCCCCAATTTTTATTATGTTATATTTGGAAAATGGATATTTAAATTATAATGAAATATACAACTTGCCGGTTCCATTCATTTTTATCGTGGGCGCGCGGGGGATCGGGAAAACGTACGGCGCGGTAGATTATCTGTACAAAAACGGTATTCCTTTTTTATTTTTGCGCCGGACAAAAACGCAAGCGTATACTCAGATTGATCCCGAGGTGTCCGATATTGAAAAACCACTTAAACAGTACGACGTTGTTTTCAATGCAAATAAAGTGACGGATACAATGCAATCATTATCTATTGACAACAATGAGTATTTTGCGCTGGTAACGTCACTATCAACAGGTTCAAACCTGCGAGGATTTAACGGTGAAAGAGTCGAAGCAATATTTTTTGACGAGTTTATTGCGCAGCCGGAGGAAAAACCGATTCGAGAAGAAGCGAGCACGTTTTTCAATTTAGTTGAAACTATTTCACGTAATAGAGAATTAGAGGGGCGTAATCCGGTCAAGGTAATCTGCGCAGCAAATAGTTTCAATCTGGCAAATCCTATTTTTATTAAATTAGGTTTAGTGTCGATTGCAGAAAAGATGCGGGTGAAAGAATCAGAAGTCTACATTGACAAAGAACGAGGTTATTGTATCATCCAGCCCCTGCACTCGCCGATTTCCGCAAAAAAAGAGGAAAGTGCCCTGTACCGGTTAGTTGGCGATGACTCCGACTTCGCCGGAATGGCACTACGAAACAAATACCTGGATGATATCAGCGACACTGTATGTAGTAAAAATCTGAAAGCATATCGGATATTAGTCACGGTAGGCGAGATATCAATCTACAAACATAAATCGCAGGAAGAATACTACGTTAGTCAGCATAAATCAGGAACACCAAAACAGGTTTACACAACAGGCAGTGCAGATAAAAAACGATTCAATCGTGAGCAACATTTTTTATGGATAGCTTTCATGCGCCGGAATGTCTATTTTGAAAATTATTTGTGTCAGGTTTTATTTGACAACGCATTTAAACTGTGATATGTTGTATTTGTGGGCAGGCACAAAACTAGTCCCGGAAGGACGTGCAAGCGGTTGGTTGCCGCACGACTGCCCACAATGTTTCACGTGAAACATCCGGGAAGAAGGGAGATTAGATGGATGTAACGGCTGTTACACAGATTGTTAGCACGCTGGGTTTTCCGATTGCAATGTGCATTTATTTATTATATCGCGACGGAAAACGCGACGAAGCTCACAAGGAAGAGATGACAAAAATGACTGAGGCGATCAATAATAATACAATTGCATTAACGCAGTTGGCGGAGAGGATGGAAAAAAATGACGCAGAATGATATTTTAATTTTAGCAAGAGCAGGGTTTACAGCACAACAGATCGCAGCGCTGAGTGCAACAGCTCCGGCAGCTCCGGCAGCTCCGGCAGCTCCGGCAGCTCCGGCAGCTCCGACAGCTCCGGCAGCTCCGGCAGCTCCGGCAGCTCCGACAGCTCCGGCAGCTCCGTTGACGTATGAACAGTTCCAGCATGAATTGCAGAAAATGGCATTGATGGGAGCGCAACAGTCAGGCGTTGTGGAAACGGCTGACAGTGTATTAGCATCAATTATTAATCCACCAGCAAATACAGGGGAGGGAAAATAAATGGCGGCAAATGATTTAACAATTAATCAGATTTCTACTGTTCTAGGCGAGATCGTGGGGCAGGCAACGGGAAGCAAACCGATGGCGGTTACGGATACGTCATCATTTGTTACTGTAGCGCAGATCGGATTAAAGGCTGGTTACGACGTGCTCGCCACTTCTATTTCACAGGTGCTTTCACGGACAATTTTTTCAACACGCCCATACAACCGGAAATTCGGCGGGTTAGAGGTGTCTAATCAGAGATATGGAAACCATGTTCGCAAGCTGTCACCGATCGACAAAGCGCCGGAAGATGATCAGCGTTATTCGCTAGAAGAAGATGGGGCGATCGATCATTATAAGGTGTCAAAACCGCTTGTTCAACAGACGAACTTTTACGGAGCAAATGCATATCAGCGTCATTTAACCACGTATCGAGATCAGTTGGACATGGCGTTTCGATCTCCTGATGAATTTTCTAGTTTTCTGTCAATGATGCTGTCGAACGTGTCCGATATGATTGAACAGGATCATGAAAACACTGCGAGGGCAACGGTTGCAAATTTGATTGGCGGCGCAATTGATCTTGCAGGCACAAACGTAATTCATTGTCTGACGGAATACAATGCAATTACAGGCGGGACATATACCGCGGAAACTGTACTGAATCCCGATACAATTGCAGGATTCGCAAAATATTTAGTAGCACGCATTAATACGATTGCGAAAATGCTGACGGAACGGTCAAATGTATTTCATCAGACGATCGACGGGAAAACCGTGATGCGCCATACGCCGGTTGACAGACAGAAAGCATACATTTATACAGATTATCTGTCAAAGGTATATGCAAATGTATTTTCGACAGTTTTCAATGAAAATTATCTGAAAATTGCAGATACCGAAGAGGTTAATTTCTGGCAGTCTATTAAAACACCGGGCAGCATTAATGTAACGCCCGCATACACCGATTCAACAGGTGCTGTTGTCAAGGGAAAAGCGGTCAATAAACCGATTTTAGCTGTTTTGTTTGACGAGGAAGCAGCCGGCTATACGGTTGTAAATCAGTGGACGCAGAACACGCCGATGAACGCGGCGGGCGGTTATTACAACACATATTGGCATTTTACAGATCGTTACTGGAATGATTTTACGGAAAATCACGTTGTATTCGTATTAGATTAATGTTTCACGTGAAACATAGGAGGTAGTTTTAATGGCGATTCCGGTTAAATTTTACCGATTTTCGAAAAAAGAAAATTCAACAAAACGTCCGGGTAACGCAGATAAAACATATTCCTGCACAATCAAATCAGAATCCGGGGTAATCAGTCCCCGGATTTCTTTGAACATCCCTTTAACAGAAAATCCAACTATTTACAATTATGCTTTTATTGCGGAATATGATCGCTATTACTATGTAGCGGACTGGCAATGGACAGCGGGATTGTGGACAGCGATTTTATCAATTGACTATCTGGCATCGTGGAAAGATACTATAGGGGCATCTACATTCTATGTGTTGCGTAGTAGTGCGGAATTTGACAAAACCGTGACGGATGCGATCTATCCGGCATCAACTACAGTAACGGTCAATACGGTATGGAAACAATTTGACGATTGGTCAGAACTGCCGACGCTGGGACGGGGTACGTATGTCGTCGGATTGATTAATGATTCTGCGTCCGACTGGGGAACAATTGCATACTATGCACTCTCCCCGTCACAAATGTCCTCAATTCGACAATTCATGCTGGCGGGTGCGACAGATTGGAACACGATTGGTAGTGATCTGGATGCGTCGTTGTTAAAATCATTTGTCGATCCGTTTTCATACGTCGTATCATGCAAATGGTTTCCGATCGCAATTTCCGGGGGAGTAGAAGAAAATGTAAAATTCGGTTTTTGGGATAGCGGCGTTAAAGCGCGAAAGCTGTCGTCGTTAATGAACCGAAAAGAGTTTTCACTTGTCCGTCCAGACATTCCCGGAATTGATCGGGGCGACTGGGTAGGAAAAAGTCCTTTTACGTCATATCATGTGCAATGTATCCCTTGGGGAATTATACCTGTCGATTCTACAGACATAACGGCAGATGGCGTCGTGGTTGTTCGTTTGATAGATTATGTCACCGGACTTGGAACGCTGGCGATTTATAAACGGATCGCTGGGCAGGGCGAAACGCAATATAACGAACATGGTGGTTTGTTGAACATTGTGGAAACACAGGTGGGCATTGATGTTCGTTTATCGCAGCTATCCTATGATATCACAGTGCCTACATCATTAACAGAATTGGTTGGTGGAGTGGCATCAATGGCATTTTCCAGCGCCTACGCGGCAGCGGATTCTGCGATCGGAAAAAACGCTGGAATCGCCAGCGGAATAAGCGCCGCGAATAGTAGCGGAAAACAGGTCGGTGAACAAGGCGGATATGCGCAAAACAGTCTGACGGGAACAATTGCATTAATTGCAAAAACATTTACACCGGTCGCGGACGATAATGCTGAACAAGGGAAACCACTCTGCGCAAATCGTCAAATTTCAGAAATCCCCGGTTTCGTAAAGGTGCAGCACGGTGATGTACAAATGTTAGGGACGATGACAGAAAAAGTTGCTGTGAAAAATTATCTGGAAGGGGGATTTTTCTATGAATGAATTTTTGAAGGTGCCGGAGAATCTTGTGGCAGCGATCGAAGTGATGAACGGTGTGCATGGCGTCGGAAATGCCCGCAAGGCATCGCTGGAACGCGAAGGATATGACGCGAAAAAGGTGCAGGAAATTGTAAATTTTCTGGTAACGGTTTGGGAGGTGTAGTGGATGCCAAACTGGATATACCGCATCGGCGGCACGGGAACTACATTGTCACAGGATGAACAGGACAATAATATTCTATGTATCTATGATGCTTTAAACCGTTATGGTTGGACAGAAGTTGCAATTGCAGGTGCGTGTGGATGTTTTCAGCAAGAATCGTCATATAATCCAGGCATTTATGAAACATCACACGGGGGCACACTGAACAACCTACCCTATTTCCCCGGCGGTATGGGGCTGGCGCAATGGACAGATTACCCCGCATATACAGCACAATACCCGAACCCGTTGCCGTGGTCGGCAGAAAAAGAAAACAAAAATTGGTATGACGGTGATTTTCAGTGCTGGTTACTGACGCAGGCGGACAATGCAAATTATACGTCCATGGGATACGAACAGGGTCCCCGGTGGGGATGGCAGACGTCTAACAGTTACCCGTCAATTAGGTTCGACGACTATATTCATTTCAATGGCACTGTTGAAGATGCCGTTAAATATTGGTTTTACTGTCTGGAATGGCACGCGGCGGGAATCCCAGAGTGGGTGGATTATGATGAACGTGTGCGTCAGGGAAAACATGCACTGGAAATTATGGGCGGATATACACCGGGCATGGATGCAAAAAAATTAATCACGATTTTGGCAAAAAAGAGAGGTGAAAAAATTGGACGGATACGGCGCACCATTTTATTATGATTATCAGAACGCCATCACGTCGATGGTCAGCCCTAACACGGTACATTGCAAAAATACTCAGCTGTCAAATTATTTTGCCAGATATTTGCTACAAAAAGCAATGTCGGTTTTTGAATTCCGTTTTCCGGAAACATGGGCGGAAAACTATTTACTGTATGTGTTATATTGCTGGGGGCGATTCGCAATTTTTAATACGGATAGGTTTGGCGTTGTGGCGCTGGATTGTGGACTGACAGGGTATAGTCTGTTTTATCAACCGACACACGTGGTCATTACCAACCCGTTAATCAGAAACACAATGACCCCAAAAATTGACAGTCAATGTGTCGTTGTAAAATTGCAGCCAAATTATTGTGGTATAATGGATATTGTGTCCTATTACGCCGATTTGATGGCGCTGTGTGCTGAAGCGGCTGGCATGAATCTAGTAAACAGCAAACTGTCATACGTGTTTGCTGCGGAAAATAAACAGTCGGCAGAGTCGTACAAAAAAGCATGTGATAAAATTTATGGCGGCGATCCAGCTGTTTTCATGGACAGTAAACTGTTTGACTCTGAGGGGAAAGCTAAATGGCAGATGTTTAATCAGAACGTGGGGCAAAATTATATCGTCGATAGGGTTCTTGCAGATATGCGCAAAATAGAACAAATGTTCGCAACTGATATCGGAATCCCAAATGCGAACACCGACAAAAAGGAACGTTTGATTGTGGACGAAGTAAACAGCAACAATTTTGAAACACAGTCGCGCTGCGACATGTGGCTAATGTCCTTGCAGAAGGAATTTAAAAAAGCTAACAAAATGTTCGGACTGGATTTGTCAGTCGATTGGAGAAACATCGAAAGGGGGGCTTCGATTGGTACAGGCAACACTATCAATAATGGGACTGTATAATTATGACAGTTCAGTTTTAGACGGATTGATACAGAATTTGCCAAGTGCCGCTAAAATTCCGGCAGATGATGTTCACGTAGCGGGACAGGATTTAAACACGGATGCGCTAGTTACAGAATTATTAGCACAATCCGGGGAACTGGAATTTGTATATCCAAATCCTGACGCTGCTCGAAAAATTATCACCGCATGGGCGCTAATAAATGCGGATCGGTGGCAACGATTGTATAACACGATGTGGTTTTCATACAATCCGATCTGGAATAAGGATGGTAGTATCACACGGACAGAAACGGAAACACGTGATTTGTCCAGCACCGATAGCGGAACAACGAAAAATAACGGGACAGGAAAAGAAACCCGGAATTTGTCATCGACCGATTCTGGAACGCAGACCGGCTCTCTGACTGGGAAAGAAACGCGCAATATAACAATTACGGACAGTCCCGCCACCACTGCAACCGAAACAAAAAAAGTTGCTGGATATAACAGTAATGATTTTGTGAATTCAGAACAAAATACAGCAGAAAATAGCGGAACAAACACACGAAACGATACAGGAACGGTTGACAACACGACAAACGACACGACCACGACCGAGAACACACGTTCTGACACAGGAACGATTGATAATACAGTTTCGACCGCGACGGAAAACAGTAATCAGAAAACGGATACCGGAACTATCACACGATCATATACCAGCAAAGAAACGGGAAATATCGGTGTGACAGAAACACAAACAATGATACAGGATGAACGGGAGGTCGTTAATTTTAATATGTCGCAGATTATTATTAACGATTTTATTTCACGATTTTGCATATTGGTATATTAATGAGGAGGTATACAATGTTTGAGAATTTTCCCTATTCAAATTTCCACGAATTAAATCTTGATTGGCTGCTTGATCGGATGAAGAAAAATTCAGAGGATCAGGAAGCATTAAGAAAATATGTCGATGATGTGTTCTCCGGAATCGGAAACATGCAAGGCGAGGGATGGTTGAAAAATAAAAAAATTGTGGTGTACGGCGACAGTACGACACAAATTGAAAACAGCTATATTAAAAAACTGTCGGATTATGGCGCTATCATCACTAATCGCGGCGTGTACGGCACTGCAATTGTGACAAACAATGACAAAACAGGTGCCATTGATTTGATTCCAAAAGCTGAAGATTTGAACAATTTTGATTATATTTTCATGTGTTACGGCGCTAATGATTTGGGCGGCTGGGATTACAATTTTCCGTTTGATGAGTCAATCGAAACGTCAGATAATTATCTGAACTACTGTCTGAAAACCATTTTTAAATTTTTGAAAACCAAAACATGTTACCCAATTTTTATCCTGCCGCCAATCGTGCATCAGGACAGCTGGGGCGAGGCGCAGACAAACGCATATAATGGCAGCACTCAGGATTTATTTAATGATAGCGTTGTTGCAATATGTGAACAGTATCATATTGAATATTTTAACCTGTTTACACTCTGCCCGGTAAATCATGAAAATTACACCTACTGGTATTTGCAGGATAATACACAGGGAATTTGGATACATCCGAATAACCGATTGAATACCGTGATTTTTAATCAGATATTGTCTAGGAACTCCAATAATGGGTATTGTTATCCGGGAAAGTGGACGGATTGCAGTGAAGTTTTAGCAAGCCCTACACAACACACATTATTTACACCGGTTATTGCAAACATGCCAGATGACGCGATTAAAAATGCTGTATTTTTTACAAATTACCAGTCAACTTCGAAATTTGTTGTTTCCAGCAATGACGGTTCAAATGTACGGTTACGTGTTTCAGCGTTCATTACGGCGCTGTCAGAAACGTTTGGACAACAACAGATCATTTATAGAAAAATATCAGACTCGTCAGAACATCGGCTTTGTCTGTTTTCCAGGCAGAAAAATAAAACATCCGTTACATTCGAACTTGAACCTGGTGTTTATGAATTTTCCTTTTACAATACATCGGAAAATAATATTGCCGCTATCAATTTAAAATTTGAATCACAAAACGGTTATGTCAAACCATATGATTATGTATTAGACAAATCTAATCTGTTGCAAATATGTGATTTAAAAATCCATTTTCTCAGAAATGGAATCGAAGTGATTGGAAGCGGCGTTCAAGCGGCAGCCACTGGATCGATCGAAAGCGGCGTTACAATTGCGAATGCATCGGAATCATTTGAATTTGCCTCTGGCGATAATCCGTTCATTTATTTTGTAACGGGAAATAGCATAAAAATATGCATGTGGAAAGGTCATGCTATAGTAGCACTCGATAGTGTACAGCAAAACCTGCGAATATCCCTCGCATCTACGTACTTCCCGTATAGGAACCTGTTTGATTTTTAATTAATCATATTGTCAGACATTTCTTGTCCGTGTCCAGTGCACAATACGGTCTGTCCGTGTTCACCGGATGCGGACATCTTTATGCCTTGCGTGTCCGTGTGGGAAAGACAAATGTCCGCGTGGGGCATACAGATTATCC